ATGCAAATCTGGACTCAGCTTTCTCAAGATGCCGGAACCATCGCCGCTCTTGATGATATGATTGGTAACACCCACGACTTGGTCTTGATGAAGGACAACCGTGGATACCAATTGGATGCCTCTTGTGCTGGATCTGAATTGACCAACACCTGTGCTCCTCGTGCCGGAACCCCAGCCCGAACTCTCTACATTCCTCTCCAGTTCTGGTTCTGCCGAAATCCTGGTTTGGCCATTCCTTTGATCGCCCTCCAATACCACGAAGTGCGTATCAACGTTGAGTTCGAGCAATGGATCAACTGCACCTACGTTGAGTTGGTGTCTGGACAGACTGCTCCTACCTCAATTCAGTCTTTGACTGCTGCCTCTTTGTACATTGATTACATCTACTTGGACACTGAGGAGCGACGTCGTTTCGCCCAACAGACTCACGAGTACCTCATTGAGCAACTCCAATTCACTGGTGCTGAATCCATCACTTCTTCTTCCAACAAGATCCAGTTGAACTTCAACCACCCTGTCAAGGAGCTTGTCTGGGTTGTCCAACGTGACTCGTATGTTGACTGCACTCCTAACCAACCTTTCATCCAAGAGGTTAACGGTATGCAGCCATTCAACTACTCCGATGACTTCACTACTGAGGGTATCGTGATGGACGTCCTTGCTCGTGGATCTTTGGGTGGTGGTGCAGCTGGAACTGTTGTCCCAACTACTTCCGATGGTCCTTCTGGTCCTTACCTCCCAGGTGTTGGAAACCAATCTGGTCCATCTCTCCAAGGTTCTTCTTGGTTGGATTCCAATATTGCTGGAGTCGGTTCAGGTGCTGCCGAACAGGAGGTTGTGTTCGAGGACACCACCAACTACTTGCTCGCCAAGGTCATCCTTGCCTCTGGAGTCAAGTGTGAAGGTAAGAACCCTGTTGAAGTCGCCAAGCTCCAACTCAACGGACAGGACCGATTCACTGAACGTGAGGGACGTTACTTCTCGGTTGTCCAACCATACCAACACCACACTCGTACTCCTTCCAAGGGTATCAACGTGTACTCCTTCGCTCTCAAGCCTGAGGAACATCAGCCATCTGGAAGCTGCAACTTCTCTCGTATTGACAAGGCTACTCTCCAACTCACTGTGTCCGTTAACACCGTGCGATCTGGACGAACTGCCCAAGTGCGTGTGTATGCCGTCAACTACAACGTGTTGCGTGTGATGTCTGGTATGGGAGGTCTTGCATACTCCAACTAAACACTGGGTATACGTGTTTATATTTTGTTAGCGTTGTGCTAACTGTGTAGGCTAGGGTTTAGCCATCATTTGAAATTGAATTTTCAGGTTCAAATGATTAGTTATATAAATGGCATTTGAAGGAGTTACGTATCGTACTGCAGGTAATTGGGTTGGAATTATTCCGGATACTAAAAATACTCCAATTAAGTATTTAGAGATTGGTGCATTTTATGGAGCTAATTTGCTTTCGGTTGCAAAAGGTTTTGGTATGCATCCAGATTCTGAGCTTCATTGCGTCGATCCTTGGATAGACTATCCAGAATATTCAGAATACAAAAATCAACAAGATTCAATTTATGAAACCTTCTGCAGAAATATTGCAAACTCTTCAAAACGTGATAAGATTTTTACTCATCGTGGATTTTCTCATAATGAAGTTGAAAAATTTCAGGATGAGACATTTGATTTGATTTATATTGATGGAAATCACGAACCAGAATTTGTATTGGAAGATGCTGTTCTTTGTTTTCGTAAGTTAAAAAAAGGAGGTTATATGATTTTTGACGATTATGGTTGGGGAGGTCCTAACTTAACTAAAAGAGGCATTGATGCATTTATGCACGCATACTACAAACGAGTAATATATATTACAACAAAGGATTCACAAGTTTTCATACAGAAAAAGTAATAAATAAAAATGAATTGGACAGCAGAGGATGTTATAACAACAGACCGTTATCTTGCAGCTTTTCCAAATAACTATTACAAAACAGATGTCTTTTATTATGGGCAAATTGTTTGGCGTGGTAGACTACATAAATTTAACAATGCACTAAACTTTTTGAAATCAAATACAACTAAAATTGTAGCAGGTCATTCAGATCTTCCTATCACGGATTCGATTGTAAATCAGTATCCATATTCGAAGTGGTTCTGTGTGAATAAGCAAACTCCAAAAGTAAGAGGATTGCCATTAGGAATAACAAATGATTGTAACGATAGTCCAATTCATCGTATTTATGGAAACATTCCAATGATGGTAGAAGTAGCGTCTGAACCACGAGATATTCAGAACCTGTTGTATGCCAATTTTTCATTGGACACTTATCCTGCAGAACGTATGCCTTTGATGAATTATTTGAGGGATAAATCTTGGGTAACAGTTGAAAGCTCAATATCAACTATGGAAGGTCGTAGAAACTACCTGCAGAGTATTCGAAATCATACATTTGTTGCTTGTCCTCGTGGAAATGGAGTAGACACACATCGATTGTGGGAAACGCTTTATATGGGAAGTATACCAATCGTAATACGTGATATTGCGCATTCTGATTGGATGGATTTACCAATTCTTTGGATCAATTCTTGGGAGGAAGTTACAGAACAGTATCTGCTTGATATGGAAAAAATCATAACAGGTAGAAGTTGGAATATGGAAAAACTTAAGGTTGGATATTGGATTAATTACATTAAAAATACATCAAATTGAAATGGTCTTCATAATGTTGTTGGTTTTGAACATCTAACCTAATTATTTTATATTTTAAATTTGGATAACGTTGTCTTAATGCATTTTCCAATGCATCAAGAGAGTGATTTGGATAAGTTAAAACACAGGTTTTGTATCCATTTGCTTTTAATTTTCGAATACCGTTATCGACTGCATATGATGTTGAATAACAGTTCCATCCAAGAGAAATTCCTTCGCTCATTTAATTAGGTTCTCTACTATATTCCAAATCTTTTCACGAATTTTGATATCAACACTTAAGAAGGAAAGAGTCTTTGCAATAAGACAAGCTGTCACACTATTCAAATCTTCAATACTGAATCCTCTTTCCAATACTTCTTTTAAGAATACTGATTTCAAAGAATCCATATATTCAACATCTTGTTCGATTCCATTGAGAATACAGTCAAACCCTAAAATAGATTGATACATCTTTCCAAAATCAGTAAGGGAATCTCCATTTGTAGTAAGTTTTCCAAATATATCTCCTTTCATATCCAAAAATACATTTGTACCCTGCTTTGTCATTAATGTATTGCTGAACCAAGCATCTCCGTGAACTACAGAAGCAAGGACCGTGTTTTCATTTAGTATATACGACTTAACTCTACTATCAATAATTTTTACTACTTCTTCCGTGTTATCAAATGGGTAATCGTTCTTGTTTTGAATACGTTTAATAAGTTTGCCCATATAGTTATTGTACACATCCTCTTTTGCAATTGTTACTGGAATACCTGTATAATTATGCATACGGTCCAAATCAGCAACCATATTTCGAATGTGTTTTGGAGAAAGCAATTTATCCTTTAAAATATCGAATAACGTAAATCCATCTACAAATTTAAGCCTCAATGTTCCAGGACTTCCATCTATAAAAGTAGGAAACAGAGAAGAAAGAGGTGTATTTTGAATTGTTCGATAAAAGAATATTTCACCATTCATTGAATCTGCAGGCCCCTTCTTCGTGATTTCATTACCATTTCTGTAAACAACATTGAATTTATTGCTTGAACTTTCAGGAATTTTAGAACGAGCATATTTTTCAGTAAGATGACTGAATCCTATAGAGTTAAATAAATTGATATATGGATTGAATGCTCGGTCATCAATGTAGATATCTGCCTGTGGTTTTCCAAAATATATTTCATCATATGGAACGTTGTATTTATCAAGTGTTTCAAAGGTATCCTGAGCATTTGCTTTCATAACTTTTCCAAGGTCATTGTTATAGGTTTTCATTCCACGAGCAGTGTACAAAATGATTGTGTGACCCAGTGATTTAAGTTCTTTTAGTAGAAAAAGTACTCGTTCGATTGGTTTACAATCAAGATATGTTTCGCCAGGTTGTCTATATGTGAATAACGTATTATCAATATCAAAACAGATTCTTAGATTTCCAGGCAGAATATTTGATAGGTTATTACTTATATCATCCGGTGTTCCCAAACAGATTGCTTTTGGTATTTCAAATCCAAGTACATTCACACCATTTGTAATCAAGTTTTTATAAATAAGAGACATATAGAATTCGTCATTAAAGGTTATGTCATTGTACATAATATAGTAAGCAGAATCCTCAAATTGCTTTCGAGTTTGAAAAGAATACACTCCACACGCATATGTATCACTTATATGTATTTTTTCAGCGATATCAGTAATTTTTCCATCTTCAATCTTTAAGAAACAATATGGTCTATCATCCTTAACCTTTGAATACCCAATTGCAGTTTCAGGTTTCAAATCGGAATTAAATGTATAAATTGTATCATTGTCAAAAAAACAAATCGGTTCTTCTATTCCAATATTCGATTTTTGCAGGCCAAGATAGGCAGTTTCTATAGCACCTCTTGTAGGTCTGTCTAAGTAGATATAATGAAAAGTCTTTTTTACAAGATGATGCAGAGTATTGTGAAATTGAACATCCTGCAAATCCTTATTCATAAATATATAGATTTCATCTGACGGAATGCTTTCAACAACCCGTTGAATAGAATGTATTCCCAGAACCATATTTAATGGCTTTGGAAACCCATTTGTACTTTCAAGTCTTTTTCCTGAACCACCGCAAAGCAGAATATACTTCATTAAATAGATTTCTCAAATACGTGTAAGCTTGTTAGTTGCATCTTTTTTGAACTTCTTTATTCGTTCTAGTGATAACAATGTAAGGTCAGCACGCAGTGATGGTAATTTTTCCATAATAGAATCCGGTACTGTTATGATATCTGCACCTGCTCTTCTTGCTCTTTCAATACTATAGACTTCTCTACAACCAGCCCATAAGATATCAGTATTTCTATTATTTTTGAATAATTCCTTTGCAGTTCGTATAATTGGGTCTGGGTTTACACCAGTATCTGAAATAGGTCCAGCAAAAATAGATATGATTTTAGGAAGTCCAGAATTTCCCAAAAGCTTCTTTGCTCTCTCAACTTGTTCAAGAGTATAAATAGCGGTTATATTGATTGGAATACGATTATGTATACAGAATTGAATAGCAATATCATTCCAAACACCTTCGCTGTTCATAATAGGAATCTTAACAAAAATAGAAGAATCGATTGCGTGTATTTCTTTTATCTGTTTAATGATTTTGTCTACATCATCTTCCCAGACCTGAAATGATATAGGTCTTCCTCTAAGATCCTTACTTATTGAATTGTAATAATCAGTATAGCACTTACCGGCCATAAGTGTACAATTTGTAGTAATTCCTTCTGCTTCTGGATACTTGTGAATATCTATACCATCATAGAATATCTTCATTCTACTCAAATTGCTTATTTTATTTTTCCAATATCTCCGCCAGGATGATTACGTTGAAAATCTTCTCGTGTTATTTCATTCAACTCTGCTAAATGAATACCGATAATATCTAAAAGTGTCATAAAAATTACACACGATACAGATGGTGCTATGTTCAAAGTATCTGCCTCTTTGATCTTGAAATTACAGATATTAAAAGAATAGTCTACAAAAGAAGCCAATTTTGCAGATGGGTTATTTGAAATACATATTTGCATAACAGAGAAGTTCTCTTTGATATATTTCGAGACCGTTAAAAGCTCATCTGTATTGCCAGAGTTTGTTATGTACAAAATTACATCTCCATTTTTAAGAATTCCCATATCTCCGTGAAACATATCCTGAACAAGAAGGGTATGAGCAGATATACCTAAACTCTGCCAGGTTGCAACGTTCTTTCTTACTATGTGAGCTGATTTACCTATTCCAGTAAGAAATATTGTACCCTTTAAAGGTTTTAGAAGTGATAAAATGAGACCGATGCACTCTTCCAACGACTCTTTTGAATTCTCCAATTGTTTTATATACGTATTCAACTTGTATGATGTATTTCGACTACAAGCTGGATTAAAACAAATCCCTATCTCATTGCATCGTGTTTTACATTGAGAACACTCCATTATCTACTTTCGCGCAATTATACTTTTCGCAAATACGAATGGGAAATTTATAGATTTAAAGTAGTCTACATCCTTATCTGCATATTCTGTATGAATCCAGGGATCAGCTATCCAATGTTGGATTATTCCACACATTGATATTTCGGGTCTCAAAACCTTATTCTTTTTACAGTAATATGCAGAAATCCGTTCCATACATTCAAAATCATATTTGGTCTTTATTTTCGGAATAAATGGTAGCATTCCACAAGATTCTAATGCATTGGAATGAATATAAAACATATTTCCAAAACATCCAAAATCGTGAGATGCAAACATTTTTAATCTATCAAGTACCGGTAATAAACGATTATATCCTTCATCATTTCTAGATCTATCGAGGGTTGGTTCCATAAAATGGTAAATGAACATAACGCCTTCATTCAATTCAGGTATCTCTTTTAATAGAACAACACTGTCGTGAATTATAACTGCCTTTTCTGCATATCTATTTTGATTAAAAAGATGTAAACATCCCCAAGTTGAAAAATAAGGATTCTCAAGAATTTCTGTATAGGAATCTTTCTCTATCGTAAGAGGTAAACTATTTTTTGCAACTGCTATAACAACCTTAGTAGTTGGATAGATTCTTCGAATACTATCTAAACATCGTTTGATTTGAAATTCTTGTTCAGGAATGTCTAGTTTTACAGGTATTATAAAACATAAACTCATTATTACTATACTTAAATAAATCTATCTGTAATTTTAAACTCGTATGCAAGAGAATACAAACGATTTATAAGTTCAATATCTTTGATTCTATCTGATGTCTTAACACGGAAATGAAATGCACTTGGGAACTCTTTCCAAATCTCTATTGCAGTTTTACCATCTTCAACATCCGCTCTTTGTACAGGAATAATAGGTATTTCATAATTTTTCAAATGAAACCCAATATTTAGGTCATCATTCTCTTGTGAAAAAGGAGGATTTTCTGTATCTTCTTTACATAGACGTTTCACTAAATCTATGGACATCGTAAATGCTGCTCCAGATGGAAATGATATGCCACTATCCTCTCCTATAACAGCTGCACACATTTCTATCTTTGGTAAAACTTTCATCACAGTATAGTACCTATTCAAAACAATAAACGAAGACAAATTGGGTCGAAATACAAAATCATAGTTATCCAACATAGGTTCAAAATAGCGAAATGCTAATATTGTTTTGCGATAAATTCCTTTCAAACTATCATCACAATTCAAATACAACGTATCTCCTATAAGTTGAGTTGGTCCATTATGACCCTTGTAAAAATAGTAATCAATATTTGTATGAGATTTCGAGTATCTTCTTATTTGTTTTTCAAAGGATGAATACGGTTCTCCATTATCACTCGAAAGAACTAATGTCAAAATCCGCATTTATATTTACATATTTAACATCAATATATGAAAATGAAGATTGGAACAGTTCTAACTGCAACCGATTTGAATCCTCTTTATTGTGATTTTATTCCAATTTTTGTAGAATCTTGGAAGAAACTTATTCCAGAAGCAGACATTTGTATCGTAATGATTGCAAATGAGATTCCAGAAAAACTAAAACCATATTCTCTGTATATTAAACTTTTGCCACCAATCGAAGGAATTCATACAGCATTTCAAGCACAGTGTATTCGATTATTGTATCCAAGAATTATTCAAAGAAACGAAGGTGTTCTTATCACTGATATGGATATGATCCCTCTTTCAAGAAAATATTACGTAGATTCGATTGCAAATGTTCCAGACGATGTGTTTGTAGTTTATCGTGATGTTTGCTTACCTGGAGAGATTTCAATGTGTTACAATGTTGCTCTTCCATCAATTTGGAAAGAAATGTTTGGAACAAATGGAATTGTAGCAGAACTCAATTCTTGGTACGAAGGAAGAGGATATGATGGAATGCACGGAGGTAAGGGTTGGGGTACAGATCAGGTGATATTGGTTGATAAATTCAATAAATGGAATGGTAAAAAACTTGTACTTAACGATACGATTACAAATTTCCATAGACTAGACAGAGCTTTCGATGGTCATCTTTTCTCTGGAGAAAATCGTCCTAAATTAGCATCGATGATTGGTCGAGAACATTATGCAGACTTTCATTGCTTTCGCCCATACACAGATTACAAGGAACAGAATGACTTTGTAGTTTCTTGCATCAACAATACCAAAAATCCACGTTCGGCATTACGGTTAAATTTGCCTCCGATAAATAAATGGTAAACACATTCTCCTTTTGTATTTTTGGAGAATATAACCCACTTTATTACGATGGTCTCATCGAAAATCTTCAACTAATCGCAAAACATTATCCAGACTGGCTTACGTTTGTGTACGTTGGAAGTGATGTTCCAAATGAATATGTACAAAAAATTAGATCATTTCCTAAAAGCATTGTTCGTTATACTGGTCAACTTGGGCTTGTAAATACAATGTATCGATTCTTTGCGATTGATGAACCTGGTGTAGAACTGATGTTTGTCCGTGATGCAGATAGCAGAGTTCATTGGAAAGATCGATGGGCTATCAAAAGCTTTTTAAAAAATAATAAAAAGGTTCATATCATTCGAGATCATTATTATCACGATGCTCCAATGCTTGCTGGAATGTGGGGAATGCGTAAAATTGAAGGTCTCAATATGAGAGAATTATTTGATAACTTTATGAAGAATCCTACTGAGAATATTAAAGGAATAGATCAGGACTTTTTAAAACTCTGGTTCTATCCAAAAATTA